CAAATACATATGGTAATTGAATCAGATGTAGTTGTTGATGCTCTCCAATCCGCGAGCGTGCCCGACCACAAGGTTGTGGAAGGACACACTCACCCCAACGCCGCTGGCTTGAGGACCACTGCCCGACAATATGCCGATTTAGTTGCATTAAAGGCAGGAGCTGAACTTTACTCGATTGAGATGTCAAAATCTGATCAGAGGAAGGATATGCGTGGATCTCGCCAGTGGCGATGGAACAAGGATACAAAAGCTGACAACAGGAATGATAAGATGAAACCTACGGACTTCGCTTGGATTTGTGATGTTGATTATTATATTGACATGCCTAATCTAATTGCGAATGACCCCCGGCCTTATCTCATGTATACTGTTGTCCCTGACGTTGCCTCGACCGGAGGATGTGATGACACTGCCTTTTGCTTTGATGAAAAGGGCTTGTTAATCTCAGATGTCACCGGATCAGGTCATTATGAACATTCCTTATGGGATTACGGTAGTGACTCGACCCGTGCGACTGCCTACTGGTTTGGTTTACCCTATAAGACCACCACCTACGCGATTGAACGGAAGCAAGTTTCGAATCATCGACAGGTCGTGGCATTGGTCCCACTCCGTCAGTTTGGAATTTTGGGAACCCTTCTTGCAAGATGGTTGTTGGATGAGAGTCCATTGAAACGTTTTAACCCCGTTGTAGTTGGGAAAGATGGTTCAAAGTTCATCTCATTTACAGTGATGAAAGATGGTGTTAAGCACTTAACAGTTGCTCGTCCATCGTCTTATTCGTCTGCCACTGTCTCTTGCGAGATTTCTGACACCATTGCTGGTGTGGCTCGGTTAGCCACAACTAATTTGATGCTTCCCACTGTAGAGAGTCACCTTCCAAAGGATCTCTCTCGTGGCCATGCTGTCATATTGACTGAGTACCATCGTGCCCAGTGCCCACCACCCCAGCATTGTGTGTTTCCTGTATCGGCTGCTGTTCGCGATTATTCTTATGCTGCTAGTAAGTATAATCAAGATGCGAAAGTGAAGCTACAGGCTTTCATGAGCCCACTCATACATGCTGCCTACTGTCCCGTCAATGACGAAGCGTCAGAGAAGCAAGCTGTGAGAGGGAGAATTGAAAAATTAAAGCAACAGGAACCCAATTTCCACTCTTTTAGAGAGCAATGTATCCGAGAGTTCGCCGGCCTAGTGGTCGGTGGGTGTCGCTTAGCTCCAGTTCAATATGAAACGATTGAACAGAAGCAAATCGGTGCTGCCCAACGTGTG